TCGATCTCGCTGGTGATCCGCACCAGCCACGGCCACATGGTGTGGCGCAGGAAATTAAGCCCCTGCTCCTCGATATTGGAGAAGGTGGCGCGCTCGAGATCCTTGAGCATGTGCGGCGGCACGTTGAAGATCCGCGCGATCTCGAGCACCTGGTGGCGACTCTGTTCGATGTGCTGCGCATCGCGCAGGCCCTGGCCCGGAAAATCCGCCTCGACCCCTTGGGGCATCACCATCGTTTTGTAGGCGTTGCCGAGCCCGGCGGCGTTCTCCTTGACGTGGGCGGCGAACTCTCTGACGCCCTCGGCCGTCATGGCGTCGGGGGTCTTGAAGATGATCGAGGGGATCGCCCCGTTCTCGTAAAACCGCCCGGTGAAATCGATGTTCGCCAGAGCCGCGCCGAACACCCGGCGCAGGATCTGCGTGACGGGCAGGCCGCCCGAGCCCGGCGCCACCTCGAGCCACGGGATGTGGATCACCTCGGCCGGATCAAGCACCCGGTGAATCTGGCCGTTGCGGTACTCATAGGAGAGCGCGCCGGTGCGGCGATCCCACACCGGACGGGTGAACCAGGGCTCGAACAGCCACAGGGCGACCACCTGGCCGGCGCCATTGCGCTCGATCCAGGCGTAGCCGTTGCCCCACAAGAGCGCGTGCACCGCGAGCGTGGTGCGAAACTTGATCGCGCTCGAGTAGGGATTGGGCCGGGTGTGCAACAGGCGGTGCAGGGGGTGATCGAGCACCCGGTCGCCGCCACCCTCGGGCTCGCGATAGATGTGAAGCGGCAAGGCGCCGATGGTCTCGGCGATCAGCCGCACCGCGTCGAGCACGGCCGGAATGCCGAGCACCGATTCCGGCGACACCGACACCCCGGCGGCGGTCATCTCAAGGCCGAAGATCCGCGCGAGCGCGGCCGGGTCATTGAGGGAGATCGCCGGATTCTCGAGGCTGGCCCGGGTCGACGGGGGCAGGATCTCGGGCTCGATCCGGGTCGGGCGGGCAGGCGGCGTGAAGGCGGTGGCGAGGTTACGCAAAAATTGCATGGGTCAACACCTCCACCGGCGCCACCCGCGCCTCGCCGCGGCCGATCGCCATGATCATCGCGACCATGCCGTCGATCCGCTCGATCGACTTTTCCTTGTCGGGCTTGAGGTTGCCCGCCGGATCCTGACGCACCACGGTGTTGACCGCGTTCCACCGCAACACCGGGTTTCCGCCGTGGATGAGCTTGCGCCCGAGCACCAGGCGCTCGACCGCCGCGGTCGGCGCCGCCATCGAGAGAAAACCCTGGTGGTGCTCGACCAGGGGCAGGCCCTCCTCGGCCAGGCCCTGGATCAGCTCGCCAGCGAAAACCCGATCGTAGGCGAGCTCCTCGACCACGTAGCGCGCGGCGATCTCACAGATATCGCGCTGCATGAACTCGAAATCGGTGACGTTCCCCGGCGTGGTGGTGATGAAACCCGCCCGCACCCATTGGTCATAGGGTACGCGGTCGCGCTCGACCCGGGTGGCCATGTTCTCATCGGGCAGCCAATACCAGACCAGCACCACCCACCGGCCGAGCCCGGTTTCCTCGGGCGGGAACGCGAGGGCCAGGGCCGAGAGATCATGCACCCTGGCGAGATCGAGCCCGCCATAGCAACGCTTGCCCTTGAGCCGCTCGGCGAGATCGGCCGGCGACAGATCGCCCTTGCATTGATCCCAGGCGGCGAGATCGAGCCACTTGGTTACCGCCTCGGTCCATTGGTTGAGGTAGAGGCGGCGAAAGACGTTCTCGAACGCCACGCTTTCGCGGGCTTTCTGGAACTCATCGCGCAGATAGTCGATCGGCACGGTGATATTGAGATTCGGGTTGGCCTTCGCCCACACCGCCTCGTCCGTCCAATCGTCCTCGAGCTCGGCGCCCCAGATCGCCACGAACAGCGCATCGTCGCGAATGATGCCGGCGGCCACGTTGACCGCGTGTTGATGCAATTGCCAGGCGAGCCCGAGACCGTGCACCCCGGCGGTGGTGATGTAGATGCCGAGCGGCTGCTCGCGGGCGGCGCGCGAACTGCGCACCGCGTCATAGGCCTCGCGGTTCGTCCACTCGTGCACCTCATCGCCAATGATGCCGTGCGCCGAGAGCCCGTGCTTGTTCTTGGGCGATCCCGAGAGAGCACGCCAATTGCCGTGCAGCGCCGGAACATAGAGCGTGGGTTTCAGCGCCTCGACCACTTCGCCGAGCGCCGGGGTGAGCGCCACCATGGTGGCACCCTTATTCCATGAGATCCGCGCCTGCGCCTCATCGCCGGCGATGGAATAGACCTGGCCGCCGGCCTCGCCCTCGGCGATCAGCAACAGCAGACCGAGGGCGGCGGCGAACTCGGTTTTTCCGTTTTTCCGCGGGATCTCGATCCAGGCCTCGCGATAGACCCGGGTGCCGTCGGGGCGTTTCCAGCCGAACACCTGGCGGGTGACGAACACCTGCCAAGGCGAGAGCGTGAACGGGGTTGCGTACCACCGCGCCTCGGTGTGGCAACAGTATGTTTCGATCCATTGGCACGCGGCCTTGGCCGCGGCCTCATCGAACCATGCGCCCTCGAGGGTCGGGCGCTCAGTGCACGCGAGCACGGGAGAGCGCGCCCACCGGCGACGGGGTGGGGGCGGCGGCTGCAGTCTGCGGCTCGGGCTTGGCCGGCTCGAGCGGGAGCGTCGGTTGCTGCGCCGCCATCGCCGAGATTAGGCGCTGGCGCGCCGCCGGGTTGAGGCCGAACCGATCCTCGTAATCGAGCAGCCCTTTCTCGAGCCGCTCGGCGACGATGAACGCGGGGTTGATCCGCTTCATTTTGCCGTGATTGGAGTCGGTCCAGTAGGTGCGGCCCTCGGCCTCGATCTCGGTGATCGCGTCCTGCCAGGCGGCGAGCCGCACGCAATACCGCGCCAGCGCCCGGGCATCGGTCTTGCGCACGAACCGCGCGGCCTTGAGCAGCGGGGCGAGCTCGCGCCAGGCGACCGCGGCGGTCGGGCGATCCTTGAGCAGGGCGGGCAGATCGGTGTCGACCACCTCGGGCAGCTCGGCGCCGGCCTCGACCACCTTGTCGGTGGCGAGCGGGCGCTTGCCGGGGTTGCCCTGCGCGATCTTGGTCTCATCGGGTTTGGGGCGACGGCCAGCCATGGCGGGGCCTCCTAAAAAAGATTTCGGCGCCATTTCGCGGCGGTGGAAATGTGACCCCTCACACGGTCCCGGGCCGGCCCGCGCCAGGGATTGAACCCCCTACCCCTCGCCGCGATCGCCGCGACCGAACCGGTTCTCGGTCGCGGTCTTGCGGTCATGGCAGGCCTTGCAGAGCGCCTGCCAGTTGTCGCGATCCCAGAACAGCGCCCGATCGCCCTTGTGATCGACGATATGGTCGACCACGGTGGCGGGCTCGGTGCGGCCCTCGGCCTGGCATGTCACACAGAGCGGGTGCTTGCGCAGGTAGCCCGCGCGGGCCTTGCGCCAGCGCCCGCCGTAGCCCCGCGCCGACGCACTCGGCCGGCGCGCCTCGCGCTGGCGACTCACCTTGGCCGAACAGGGCGCACAGTAGGTGGATTGCGTGGTGGCGTTGCACCCGGGGGCGCGGCAGATCCGAGGGGGACGATGGGGCATTTATCCCCCTGTTATGGGGACGGAACGACAAGCGCCCGGCCGTTTCGGGAACGTACCGGGCGCAGGAACGCGACGTGCCTAGATGTATATCTTATTGACCAGACAGGGGCAACAGACAGACTTGGCGCTCATTGTTGAGACGCTGGCGCCGGGCCATGGCGAGGAGAGCGGCGGGGATGATTCCCCTTGCCATATCAAGCGAATAGGCCTTGTTGCCCTCGTGCTGGCGCTGCTTGGCGACGTGCTCGCGCAGCGACAGGCTTAGCCCGCACACATCGAGCACGGCTCGGGCGACTCGGTGACCGTAGCCGCCGAGCATGTCGACCACATCCTCGACCTCACGGCGGGCGTGGCGTTGGCGCTCGGTGATATGGGCCGCCCGGCTCTCGCCGCCGCGCACACTGTCCAGCGCGCCGAGCGAGGAGCGCAAAGGATCCTGGCCGGCCACGGCGAAGGCATCGGCGAACATCACCCCGGCCATGTGCTCATCCTTGGTGATCAGGCCCGAGGCCTCGAGCTTGTCGAGGGTGGTGACCATGCCGCGCGCCCTGACATGGCGCCTGCCATCCCACACCGCGCGCTCGGCGGCCTCGCGGGCGGCGGCGGCGGTGCCCGCCTCATCGGGGCCGCGGTCCCTGCCGAGCGCCTCCACCGTGACCCCGGTGGCCGGGTCGCGGGTGAGGAGGTGGGCGCCATCGGCCACCACCGCCGGCCGGGATGTGCGGCGGGTCGCCCGCTTGTCATAGCGCTGCAGGGTCTCTTTCAAGGCGGGGGGCTTTGCCATGGGGTCACCGTCGGCCAGTTGCGGGGGCGTGTTGCGGAGCGTTGCGGGGTGTTGCGCCGCCCGCAACACCACATCCCCTTAATTTCAGATACTTTGACTTAGTGTTGTCATGTTTACGGTGTTGCACACAGCGTCTCACATGCGCGCACCCGCGCCCCTGTAGCGCTTGGCGGGCCGCAACACCGTCAACATGACAACACCGGGCTCTAAAACTCTTGGAAATCATCACCTTCCTCGGTTGCGCTTTGTGTTGCGCTGGCGTTGTCATCGGCCAGCGGCACCGCCGAAAGCGGGATCAGGGTGGCGCGCTGCACCACCGCCCCGAAGCGCTGGCCGGCGATCACCTTGGCGCCGGGCACGCGGCGCAGGGATTGCACCCACCCGCCGCTCGAGCCGGATCGCGCCTGCCAATGGGTGCCATCGAACAGCCGGGCAAGCTGGTGGTGCGAGTTGCTCACCGCGAGGAACTGCTCAGCCCCATCGCGCCGCACCGCCAGGCCGCAGGATTTGAGGCGGGCGTGGGCATTCAGCCCGATCGCATCGTCGGCGCCGTACGCCAGATAGAGCTTGAGGGCCGCCCCGACGGTCTCCTCGCCGCCGGCCCGGCGCAGGGGCAAGGCCGAAGTGATAAGCCGGGCGATCAGGCGCTCATGGTCGGCCTGATCGTCGAGCCGGTCGGCCAGGTCTTGCGGGTCGAACATCTCGGCCAGAAAATCGGCGTGGTCGCCATGGGGCAGCTCATCGTCGAGCAACAGCTCACCGAGGGCGAGGAGGTGGCCGAGCTGCTCGGCCGCCCGCGTGCCGTGACCACGCGCCACGAGGGCGGCGGTCATCATCGCCAGCGTATCGGCGAAGTCCCCCCACCGCTCGATCACCCGCCGGCGCAGCGCCGGGGCGAGGGCGGCGAGCCGTTTCTGCTCCTCGAGCAGCTCGGCGCGGGCCACCGGATCCGGCTTGACGCTCTCGAGCTCGAGCACGGTGATCCGTTGCAGGTCTTGCGGTTGCAGGGGCGGGCGGTTGATCGAGGAGAACAGGAACACCGTCTCGAGGGTCGACAACCGCGCGCCGCCCTCTTTGGTGCCGCGGCCGATCATGCCCCCGCCGCGCGAACTGGCGAGGCGGGCCAGCTTGACCACCTGCACGGCCTTTTCGTTGTCCACATCGCTCTCGATCTCATCCACGGCCACCGGCCGGGCGGCGCGACCGAGCGCCCCGCGCACCGCGGCTTCGGTGGTCTCGGCCAAGTTGAGAAGATCCTCGGCCAGCAAAGCGCGGAACGATTTGAGCAGGGTGGTCTTACCGGTTTGCCGGTCGCCCGAGATCCAGACATGCGGGCGCCAATCGATCACCCCGGGCACCAGGGCGGCGACCAGCCACCCCAAGGCGAGGCGCGGCGAGGCCGGATCGCGCCAATTCCAGCGCCCGAGGTGCTGCAACAGCCACTCGCCCTCTTTCCTCGTCATAGGGGTCTTACCAGGCCGGGGGCGCGGGGGTGCGAGGGGATAGATGTGATGGCCGATCTTGCCCGGCTTCTCCTCGGCGCCATCGGCGAGCACGGTGTCGCCGCAATGCCAGATCAGGCCACCGATCGGATCGGTGGGGTGCGGCTCCCACACCCCCGCCCCGCGCACCAGCCCATCGGGATCGACCACGCCCGCCTCGACGCACTCGAGCGTGAGCCACTCGGCGGCGGCCGAGACCCGCCAATCCTTGAAGTTGCCGTTTTCGTCGCGGATCGGGAAACGATCGCGCACCCAATTCATGCCCTTGCGCCCGAACAGGCCGACAATCGTGTTGCGGGCGATCTTCGACTCGGGGATGGCGCGCAGCTCGCCATCGGCGGCGAGGATATAGAAAACCCCGTCATTCTTGCCGACGGTGGTGATCGGGCACCCGTCGGCCTCGGCGTGCGCGAACGCTTGCTCGATCAGCTCGGCCGGGGTGGGGTTATTCTCGCTCACGCCACACCCTCATCGCGATCACCATCCAGAAGATCACCCCACCAACCGCTCGCCCGCTCGAGATCGATCCGCTCCTCGGCGACCGTGAACCACCGCGCCTCGAGCTCGGCGCCGGCGAAGCGGCGCGCGGCGCGGATCGCCGCCACCCCGGTGGTGCCCGAGCCCATGAACGGGTCGAGCACCAGGTCGCCTTGTCGGCTCGAGTTGGCGATATAGTGCTGCATCAGCCGCACGGGCTTTTCGGTCGGGTGCTTTGAGACGTCCTTATGCGGCACCCGCACCCCGGCCATGGATCCGGCGTCGTTGATGGTCCGCGCCTTGCCCTTGTAGAGGTAGAGGGTGAACTCACAGTTGGGCATGTACCACCGGTTTGGGGTGGCCGTGCCCTTGTCCCAGGTGAGCAGGCGGTGGAACTTGAAGCCCGCGGCCTCGGCCGCCGCCTTGGCGTCGAACAGGTTGCGATCGTTCGACATGATGTAGGCGTCGGCGTCGGGCTTGAGGGCGGCGAAGGCGGCCCCCATCCAATCGCCCCAATCGAGCTCGCAGCGCACCAGCTCGCCAGAGTTGTCATTGTTCCAAGACTTGCCGTGCCAGTTTGAGCCGGTGTTGCCCCCCGAGGTGAGGCGATAGGGTGGATCCGTCACCAATAGGTCGGCCTGGCCGTCGAGCTCGGCCATGAGATCGAGCCCGTCACCGTGGAGCAGGCGAGGCGCGGCCATCAGGCGACCCCCTTGGCGATATCGTTGAGATCCTGGCCCGCCGGCGGCCACACGATGCGAACCGCGCGCCCGCGCCCTTCCCACCGGCGCCGTGCCCGGGTGACCAGCGCCTCGACCGAGGGCACATCGCCATCGGCGTCGGCGATGATCCACACCCGGCGCACGCCGTCGGGCAGGGTGATCGCCGGTTGGCCGTGGTCGGGCCAGGGCGAGGGCAGGAAAGCGCCCTCACGGGTCGGGTGCGGTCGGGGGGTGCGCTCACGTCGGCCGAGGCCGGCGAGATTGTTGAGCGAGCCGGCACACCAGGCCTGCGCGCCGGGGCGCGCGATCAGCGCCGTGAGGGTGGTTTCGATACCCTCGCCGATCACCAGATCGAGCGCGGGCGCCGAGAGCGGGATCGCACAGGCGCCGAACTGCCCGAATATCTGCTTGGCCTTGCTCACCGGCGCCTTGCCCGAGCCGTGGGGCTCGAGATAGGTGCAGTGCACGCCCGTCACCCGGCGATCGGAGTTAAGGAACGGGGCCACCAT